TATTCGGATGAAGAATTGGAGTAATAAATTTTACAACGGGTGGCTTGAAAGGATAATCGACGGGAAAATCAATATCTAGAAAGAATACGCCGCCGGCATAAGGACTGCCATCAGGACCAGTAATTGTTGCGCGCCATTTTGTAATATCATCATCGAGAGGTCCGCCGCTACAGTTAGTAGGTGGATCGCGGACAAGCTCGGTAAGTTCCTTTTGAAGACGTTTGTTAAGACTCATTATGTTGCGGTGTGTTGCGTTGCTTTATTAAATGGGTATGCGTCGTTGTTTTTATATTGTTAATATTTAACATTTTGTGTATCAATTTTCTGATAGACAAAATTGCCATAAATTGTCATACATCGCCATAAAAATATCTACAATTATATTATATATAGTATACAATAGTATATAACAGCATACAATAAAAAAATGTGCTACAGTGTTGAATCTAGCGCAAAAACATCGCTTTATTCTTTCATAGCAATAGTGGTCTTAATGTATTCGAATATTCCACACTTTAAATGGATAGCAATGATTCTTGTAGGATGGTGTGGAATGCAGTTTGCGGAACTATTATTATGGCTTACAAATCCACGTAAATCGTGTTCACAGATGAATAAAATATTAACATATGTTCTTATTCCGATCATACTAATACTTCAACCATTGGGCTCAACATTAGGATCGTTATTTGTAAAACCGTGGTCTAAATGTAGCAAAAATCGTAAATTATTTATTGTATTATTTTCTATTTTATCGACAATTATGTTAATAACGTATTTTTATGGGAACATTACAAAACAGTGCACAACTGTTACATCAGAGGGACACCTTGATTGGTGGTTATCTAAATATGAAGTAACTAAATACAAAGCATATGTGAATTGGTTAATTATTATAAGTATACCAATATTTGTATTATGGGATATGTCATATAAGATTGTAGTGGCTTTGAGTATAATTCCGGCATTCGGGTTTTTTTATGGATTAACAACGGATTCTAAAGCTAGTATATGGTGTTACTACACAAGTTTTACATCATTGGTTTCGTTATTGGCATATGCTTTGTATAAATTCAAGATATACAATATATTGAAGTGATAATTCGAAATAATTATAATATTTGATATATTTCTTAATTCGGGAAGCAGTTTCCACCGCGTTGCCCGCCGGAGGCATTCTCACACGTGGTGGCGTGGCGATACTGATATCTACGAACAGAGCGATTCATACCACCTACACCTGATCCGGGAATGAATTTGTTGTAGTTGTATCCGGAGGGGTTCACGAAAATAAGACGATGGGCACCACCGGCACTAGATTTAGCACGAACAAGATGTCGTGCTACGTTATATGTTTGATTGCTAACTGTCATTTTATATACTATGCGGATATTATTATTTTTCAATAGATATATTACACTTATTATAAATATTGTTATAATGATAGTTAAAATATTTTTCATTATGAACATTACAACTAGTTATAATTTTATCTCTTATATATTTTAAGTCTGGATAACTATCTATTTGTGATGAAACACACAATAAATTATTATAAACAGATAAATTTCCTTGATCATACAACTTATGACAGTAACAACACATAAATTCTACTATATTTACATCATTAAGTTCATTAATATTTTTCAATAAACAACGAGGTTTTAAATGTGCTGTTTCCAACAAACTTAACGGAAGTTTTTTATCACATAATACACACTTGTGTTCTTTATTATTAACCAAGTATTCTCTTAACTTTGATTGTTCTTTTCTAACCTCTTTTACTTCATATTTTTTATCTACTTTATTGTTTTCAGCTTTTAATTTTATTTGTTTTAAAAATTTAAAAAATTTTACATTTTTTAAAAAATTCTTAATAATAATAAAATAATAGTACTTGTAATCTTTTAATTTATTATTTCCTTTTTCAGTTAATTCGTAAATATTATTTTCATTAAAAATAATATTATCTTTTATTAATTTTAATAACTCATCTTTTATTTCATCTTCGTGTATCGAACTACTATACCTGTTTTTTATATAGTTTAAAATGTCTAGCATTGTATTTTTATTTTTTATATTAAAGGAATTAATAATAATATTTGTTACCGAATAACGTGTCATTAATTATTCATGTTATATATTTTTATATATTCTTTTTAAGCATGTTTCAATAATCATTCTAATAGTTCAACCATTATATTATATCCTCTCTTACCAGACTTACCCGTAATGTCTACACCTTTACTTTCTGATTCTTTGTAATTTAGTTTTTCAAGTTCTTCTTTAAATTGTTTTTGCGTTTTTAGACAATCTTTATGGTTTTTTTTGCACCATTTTTCGTATTTTTCATACATATCTTTTAAACCAACCCTCAAATTAGTTTTTTCCGTAAGTTTAAAGCATTCTGTGGTAAATAAAGTTACACCTATATTCGCTAGATAAGGCGTTAAAGTATTTTTAATTTGTGATGATGCTATTATATTCATTGAATAAATATCGGGTTTATTTTTGTCATATAAGTATAACCAACCATCGGGCGTTTTCCAATAATATTTATCTGGTAATTTTATATCATTTTCTATAAAGTAGTCATCACCTTCATTATTATATCCATCAGTTCTTTTTTAATAACTGTGTATTTTACTTTATCACCATCAATGAAATAAGATGGTTTTTCATTTTTTTTAGTATTGATTGGAGATATACACAGTGGGGACTTTTGAAAAGTATAACGGTCTGGATCAAACTTAAAAATATGTGTTTTAGAATTATTATAATCATATATTCTAAGAGGCTTAGAAAGAACTACTTGAGTTCTTGAATTTACAGCAGAAATATAAGATGAAATGTGTTCTTCTTCTATATATCTAGTTAATTTATTACCGTAAGATGTATTTAAATGTTCTTGGTTAAATGTTAGGTTATAATATTTTTTGTCATCATCAGTATTTATACCCTTATCCCAATCATAACCTATAGAATAATATTGTTTTATTTTATATTGTTCATCAAACGTAGAAATATCTGTTTCTTTAATTTCATTAACACATAAATATTCAGGTAAATTTTTTTCTTTACAATATTTTCTTATTTCTTCTTCCGTCATATCGTCAGTCTTTATTAGTGAATATCCATTCATTTTTTTATCAAAATGTTTTTGGGTAGAAAAATTTTTTCTCTTAGGACGTGAGTCTATATATTTCATATATTTTTCAAACCGCATTTCTCCGTAATCAATAATATTTTCTAGTAAATATATAATATCATCGTGACATTCACATTCCATTATTCTTTTTTCTACGATTTTTATGAAAGAAACATAAAAATTTTTCATTATATCTTGTAATTGAAGAGTAGTCCATAAAGTAAGTTTCATATTTTTAACATCATTATCATTATATTTTCCTTGTAATCGCATCCTTTGCGAAATATCGGTGCAGTTAAATGAAGCATGAGAAACAAAATACTGATCTGTTAAATGTAACGAAAATTCATGATAATCATCACTTGTAAAAGAATACCCTCTTTCACCATACTTTCCTGTTATTGTTATGACAGTTTTATATTTTACTGGTATATCACTTTTTTCAAACAAAATTCTTAACAATTTATACACAAGTTTAATATTTAAAGATTTTGTATCAATGTCGTAATAACAATAACCATTAGGCAAAATTTTACCTTTTTGTGTATATATAGGTGACCCATAAACACCTCCTATTTGGTGTAATCGGTGACTAGATGATGACTGATTGGCATCCCATAGAGATAATCTTTTAATTTCATTTTCATATTTTTTCGATAAATATAACCTTAAACATTTTCCATGAAATATAACAAGGAATAAATCGGAATAATCTTCCATTATTTTATATGCTAAGTCAAATTGTTTATCTTTTATCCTTTCTTCACGTATTAGAAGTGAATTATATTTTTGATTTTGTTTTTTTAAAATTTTATTTAAAGTAGGTCTTACATAAAGAATATGGTGTATAATTTTTCTTATGTTAATATTATAATCTTTAATAATTTCATAACTTATACTTTTTTTATTACTTTCGATATCTTTATAATCCCACCAAGCTTCTACTACAGAAGTATTAAAATATATATTATTATTAAATAAACCATAATAATCTGACGCTCTTTTCATCTTATGGACCTTTGATATTTTAATTTGAATATTAGTATTATCACTTAAACGCGTCGTTGTATTGTATAGAAGTGAGTGTGCTGTTCCTGTAATATGTAAAACATATCTTACTTTTTTATATATTTTTGAAAGTAATTCTTCACATGCTGTTGTATCTTTTAAATCATTTTTATTGCTTCCATCGTTGGATGCTGAAGGAGCCATTAGATCACTTTCATCTACTAATACAGTTATATTAACCAGCTCATTATTTTTGCCATTATATTCAGAAAATTTTTTATTTATTTTTTCTAATGACGTATAATGCATTAAAGTAGAAAAAATATCAGTTGGGTTAAGAGCATCTTTATTGTTTAATTTATCAATAACACCGTTACTATTTATATCTTGTAACTCTGGAAGCTTGAAATCTTTCCAATATTTATGTAATTCACTATTAAATTCTTCAAATAAATTTTTAATATATTGGATATTAAAATTATATTTTTCTGTTCCACATATATCATCTTGTAATTGTTTTTGATCTATTCTTAAATTTCTAAAAATATATAAAACGGGTCTTTTAAAAATATAAACAGAAAACCACATTATTATACAAGCTTGTAATCTTTTTCCTAACTGAATATCACCCCACAATAACTCAATAATTGATTTTTCATTATCATCTAGATCTAATGCTTCTAATAATTCCTTTT